CTTCAATAAGCTTAGCAACGCGGTCCCAAAAGCTATCATTGTCGTAATAGCTAACAGCAACCGGTAACTGAGAAGAAATGCGCTTGTACGCTTGAAGAGCCAAAGGATCATATTGAGCAGCCTCACCGGAAAATTCATATATGGCTGAACCAGGGTTTGGAACATACTCCGTGCACTGCCAAGTCTTGACGATCCCAGTCATAGAGGGACCACCACTTGGAACAGAAACACGTATTATAATAGAATCCAAATCATCCATACCTGTCCATAGACCAATATTACTCGTAGCAGAAGTAGATTGTACAGGAAGACCAAATGTAATAACTGGACTATCACTTGATACAGTAGGTTGCTGCGGTCCAGGAAAAGGGGCAGTATTAGCTGTGACAATACTACCTCCCATATCCTTAAACTCAAAGGTTGACTGGCGATTAAAACTAGCGGTATACATACCTTGGTTAAATGGCGCGGTATATAATTGACCCGCATAACCATTAAGCAATGCCTCTTGTAAGGCAGCAACACCAGTAATAAAAGCATTGTCACCAGTAGAAGCGGCAGTAGAACCAGCCGCAGTACCCAGTGATTGAGCCAACCGTAATGGAAATTTTGCAACAGCAATATTACCAGCCCAGTTCATCTCATTAACTGTGGGTTGAAGTTCAGCGGCAAGAGATATGACCCGGAAAGAGTCAACATTCAAAGTCGAAGTATTCGTACCAATAGCACCAGTTAAATAAGAAATGGGCGTAAACATAGTAAGATTATCAGAAAATGGCGTAGCTACGAATTGACCGACAATACCCGGGCCACTAACACCAGACAATATCCAATAACCTATCCCAGGAATAGGTGGGACAATTAAATAAGTGTCCTGACCAGCGGGAAAAGTTACTGAACTATTCATTGCGTGAAGTTTTGTTAGTGATCTACCGGAATAATAATCAGGCACACCTTTTGAACCTGTATTATCAAAATCAGGTTGAGCTGTGGCACATTTTAAGAAACACATACCATCATGTGTTAATCCAGACATCATTCTATTCATATTTCTTGCTCTATTACGCCGAGCACGACGGGCTGGGACCGGAGCCACCGGGCCTCGAACAGCGAGGACTTGAACGCCAGCATTACGCCGGCCTACGCCTACTCTGCGCCTTGGTCTTCGACCTTGCTGCTGAGTAGGCATTGACACCAGTATTTGCTGTCTGCGGCGCACGCGATTTCTTGACATCGGTTGCGACTTGAACGAGAGGATAAGTTTTAACTAAGTTTGTTTGTTTTATCGTTGGGGACGACTTTCGAGAATTATCGTATTTTCGAGACGTACCAGCAATGCGCCCGCGCGCCACACAATCAAATAACACATCATTAAACTCAGGTTCGGGAGCTAAATCATTAAGACCAGAATTTATCCGCTCCAAAATATTTTCGAAGTCTGGAACAAGCTTCGCTACACACGATATAACCAAAGGATCATCGCATTCCAACTGAGGATATCGAGATTCCAAATCATCATAACTCAACATAGCAAAGTATTGTCCACTATCTGGGATTTCAGCCAAACCAAAATTCAATGAAATAAATTCAATCCACTCCTTAATTATGGGTGTTTTAGCATCAGTAACACTATAACCGAAAGCTTTACGAGCAACTTGTACTTGCGGTGAGACATCACCACGAATAATAACAAGATTAGCTTTAGTAAGAAATCGGCGCAAGTCATAGATGCTAGCGGTACAAACGTCCGGCTTAACATATACTCTACCAAGAAAATCAACAGGTTTACCACGACGTATCTTAACTGCTTTTAAACTAGCATGAAAAGAAGTCGCAACATCAACGAGGACACTTGGATCTGGAATATAAGTCAAACCATCATCACCACCATAAATACCAAGCGATTTAAAAGCAAGGTCAGGAGTGTACAAACATTGCCTAAACGCAACGTAACAAACAAAGGCATTATCTAGAGTATTCATTATAGACGTCATCGGCGATCCTGAAAGGCGACTATACCCAGTATTATACTTATAACCACGGCGAGTACTTGTATTAAGATTAATTTCCATGCTAACAAGGTCCTCAGCTTCAACACCGAAAGCCCTAAGCATAATTAATTTCTCAAACTCATGAAATTGTTTGCCATGCTGACCATCAAAACGAGAATAGTCGGTGGCAATACAATATGGATGAGCACGAACAAGACATGAAACATTTTCAGCAATCCTATTAGGTGGAGAGCCAAAGGCATACCACCGAAATTTCTTGCAATGCGCAGCTAAAGATAAAGTATATCTGGATAATTCAACTCTATGAACAGGATCACAATCCGTTATGATGCGTGGCGGCTTTAAATCAACATATGTCTCACGCTTAAAGAAAGTACTAACCGTAATGGGGTTCAAATCTTGGTAAGACAACATGCGCTCATAACTAGCGACTTGCGTCGGGCGGGACTGAATCTCTAGGACCTCATCATGCTCAAAGGGTAATAACTGTTCATCACCCAAGAGCATATCAATAAACTCATTAGCATAACCGATCTGAGCATCAGTTAAACTAGTAGGTTGACATTCTCTGAGATTTAATACACGCTCTTGAACAGCAACAACTTCAGACGCACGCTCGTTAGCAGGCGCACAACCACCATCAACAATGGGATTATGCACACTAACCGCGGTATCTTTACAGTCATCAGCCAATTCATTACAAGAAGTAGTGCAACGATAAGTAATCGTGGCTAACGTACTCGTTGATAACAACGGCAAATCTTCAGAGGCTTCAATGTAATCTTTCAAAATCGGAGGGTCAAGTATCTTATTAAAGCTACTGCATCGCATTGCTAGCTCCAAAGTAACATAACCAAAAGATTTTGGATATGCCTTATAACGAAGCCGAGCAGAACGCAAAGCAGATTCACTAACAATGACACTATAATCAGATTCCAATTGTGCAATCGCAATGTGATTGTCATCCTTATCAACCCAGCGCGTAACAGCATAATTGCCTTGAACACAGTTGCGATACTCTAAAATTGGTGTGTTACCACACCAAAATTTCTCAAACAACCGAAGCAATCGATAAGCTGGGCTATAAAAATAAAGACAATATTCAGAATCAGCGATACGACGTTGTTCTACAAAGAAGTAATAATCAAAATAACCATATGAAAACTTGACAAAATCATGGTCATGAGCCAAAAGACGATGGCGATAACGACTAGCAAAAGCGCGAGTGCTACCACACGTACCATCAGAAAAAGTACAATAACTACCTTCAAACATGCGCCCAGCGGGTGCACGCGGTGAAAAAGTATAGATAATCATAGGCTGAAAGTAACTAGCCAACTGGTTCATCGGAGCATAATAGTCAACGTCAACAAGTTTTAAAATATGGCGTTTATTGACAATAGTTCGTTTTGGTTTCATAGTTAAATCACGATCAAAATAATATGATCTAGTACCATCAATCTTCTTAGAATTTTCTCCTCGGCTCATCGAAACACTATATGGCACCATATGAACGGCGCGAATAAATTTATCGATGCCTATATTGCTATAAGCACGTATTGAAGCTGCAAGGGGATGCGGATGACCAGGTGGACGATCAAAACCGACATCTTCAAACTTGAAATTACGGAAGACAGTGGTCATATGATTAGATCTTGGACGGATAAATAATGATAACAACCATGATTGCACGAATAAAACTAAATCAGAAATACTGATTTGGCTAAACTCTAAACAATCAACTATAAGCTGCGTCAAATACCAAGACACCCAACACAAGGGGTACCAAAAACAGTTATGATAAAACCATTTGAGGAGCCTGAGATAATTATGGATGTAAGGGTAGTTGTAGACACAGAAAACGACTCGAACTATAAAGTCGACTGGATCCCATAGTAAGAACTTCTCCAACGAAGACTTAAGATAGGATTGCAGATTTAAAAACCTTTGAAATATCGCGTCAAGGCAAACTGAAAAGAATTGCAATACAATGAGGTCAATATTTCTTCGAGCAAGAAGTTTGTACAACTCAAACGTTGCTCGGGGCTCTTGCACAAAACAAACCAATACATCAATTAAAATGCTGATTAAAGTTAAAATGCGTAAAATATTCATCTTATTATCGGAAAAACGTCAACAATAAGGG